ATGACGATGATTTCTCCAATCGGGGGTGAGGACGCAGCACAAGCGGTGCTTGTGGCTGCTGAAGAGCATTATCAGCGCGCCATCGACGCGCTGAATACATTGATAAAAGACGTGGACGCGGGCCAGTCGGCCCGCGCGAAAGAGCTGAAAAGCGCCCTGAGTGAGCTTGGAAAGGCTACTCAGACCGCCTTTGACGAAAGGGCCAAAGTTGAAAAGCGTATCAGAAATGAAAGTGGCGCCGTCCACGACTACGCCCTCGACTTCGAGCAGGCCAGAGCTGAGATCGGGCGCCGTCTTGCTTGCCTCAGCACCGCCGCAGGAACAGGAAGCGTTTCTGACGGGGTTGAGTGAGGGGGCGCTTTTGGCGTTGCCCTATCTGTTCGAGTTCTGGGCATTGCCGCATCAGATGCCCCCCGAGGGCGAATGGCGCAGCTGGGTGATACTGGGTGGTCGTGGCGCGGGGAAAACCCGCGCCGGGGCCGAGTGGGTGCGGTCCGAGGTTGAGGGCTCTCGCCCGCTGGACCCGGGGCGGTCGCGCCGGGTGGCTTTGGTTGGCGAGACCTTGGATCAGGCCCGCGAGGTGATGGTGTTCGGCGAGAGTGGCATTCTGGCGTGCTCGCCGCCCGACCGGCGCCCCAAGTGGGAGGCCAGCCGCAAGCGGCTGGTTTGGCCCAACGGGGCGGTGGCGCAGATATTCTCGGCCCATGAACCCGAAAGCCTGCGTGGGCCGCAGTTTGATGCGGCTTGGGTGGACGAGCTGGCCAAGTGGAAGCGGGCCGAGGAAGCCTGGGACATGTTGCAGTTCGGGCTCAGGTTGGGGCCGTGCCCGCGCCAATGCGTCACCACCACGCCGCGCAATGTGCCGGTGCTGAAAACGATTTTGGACAATCCGTCGACGGTGATGACACACGCCCCGACCGAGGCGAACCGGGCCTATCTGGCGGCCTCGTTCCTGGAAGAGGTGCGCACGCGCTATGCGGGCACCCGGTTGGGCCGACAGGAACTGGACGGGGTGTTGTTGACAGATGTCGATGGCGCGCTGTGGTCGATGGAAGGGTTGGAAGCGCAGCGGTTGGATAAGGTGCCGCCGCTGGACCGGATCGTCGTGGCGGTGGACCCGCCGGTGACGGGCGGTGGTAATTCAGACGAATGCGGGATCCTGGTGGTGGGCGCGCGGGTTCAGGGGGACCCGCAGCAATGGCAGGCTGTGGTGCTGGAAGATGCATCGGTTTCAGCCGCCGCGCCCGCCACCTGGGCGCGGGCCGCGATTGCCGCGATGGAGCGCCACGGCGCCGACCGTTTGGTGGCCGAGGTCAACCAGGGCGGGGACATGGTGGAAAGCGTGATCCGGCAGGTGGACCCGTTGGTGCCCTACAAATCGGTGCGGGCGTCTAAGGGTAAAACTGCGCGGGCCGAGCCTGTGGCGGCTTTGTACGAGCAGGGGCGGGTGGCGCATATGCGCGGCCTTGGCGCGCTGGAGGACCAGATGTGTCAGATGACGACGCGGGGGTTTCAGGGCAAGGGTAGCCCGGACCGGGTGGATGCGCTGGTCTGGGCGATCCACGAGCTGATGATTGAACCGGCGGCGCATTGGCGCAGGCCTCGGGTGCGGACCCTCTAACCTAAACCTGAATTTTCGCAAAATGCGTGGCCCCAGGAACGGGGCGCGTTCTTTTGGCATGCCCGCAGGGCGGCCGGGCTGATCGAGGAGCACAAACACGATGGTATTCAATATGTTTCGCCGCGCGGCACCGGCGGTGCCTGAAAAGAAGGCCTCGGCCACGGGGCCGGTGATTGCCTGGCAGGGATCGGGGCGTGTGGTGTGGTCGCCGCGCGATACGGTGTCTTTGACCAAGTCGGGCTTTGCCGGCAACCCGGTGGGGTTTCGCGCGGTCAAACTGATCGCCGAGGCGGCGGCGGCATTGCCCTTGGTCTGTCAGGACAGCGAGCGGCGGTATGAGCAGCATCCACTGATCGACCTGATCCGCCGCCCCAACGCGGCGCAGGGCCGGGCCGAGTTGTTTGAGGCGCTGTATGGTCAGCTTTTACTGAGCGGCAATGGCTACATCGAGGCTGTGGGCGGCGAGATGGGCGCGCCCAGTGAGCTGCATGTGCTGCGCTCGGACCGGATGAACCTGGTGCCCGGCGCGGATGGTTGGCCGGTGGCCTATGAATACGCCGTGGGCGGGCGCAAGCATCGGTTCGATATGACGACCGGCCTGCCGCCGATTTGCCATATCAAGACCTTCCACCCGCAGGATGACCATTACGGGTTGAGCCCGATGCAGGCGGCGGCGACGGCGATTGATGTGCACAATTCGGCCTCGCGTTGGTCGAAGTCGTTGCTGGACAATGCGGCGCGGCCCTCGGGCGCGATTGTCTATCGCGGCACGGACGGGCAGGGCTCGATGTCTGAAGAGCAATACATGCGCCTTCAGGACGAGATGGCCAGTTACCATCAGGGCGCAGCTAATGCCGGGCGTCCGATGTTGCTGGAAGGCGGGTTGGACTGGAAGCCGATGGGCTTTTCGCCCTCGGATATGGAGTTCCAGAAGACCAAAGAGGCCGCCGCGCGCGAGATCGCCACGGCGTTCGGGGTGCCGCCGATGCTGTTGGGCATTCCGGGCGATGCGACCTATTCCAATTACCAAGAGGCCAACCGGGCGTTCTACCGCCTGACCGTGCTGCCGCTGGCCACCAAGGTCGCGGCCGCCATCGCCGATTTTGTCAGCCTGTATATGGGTGAACATGTGGCGCTGAAGCCCGATCTGGATCAGGTGCCCGCGCTGTCGGAGGAGCGCGAGGCGCAATGGTCGCGCGTTGCGGGGGCGGACTTCCTGACCGATGCGGAAAAACGCGCGCTGCTGGGTCTGCCCAAACTGGCGGAGGACGCATGAGTGCAGCGGCGGAGCGCAGTGGTTCGAAGTTTCTGTATGCGCCGTTCGAAGTGGCCAACGCGCGGATCGATGCCAATGAGCGGGTCGCGCAGGAGCGCTGGGCGGCGCTGGAGTACCGGTTGAGCCGGATCGAAGCCAGTCAGGAGCGGGTCGAGAAACGCCTGTGGGTGGCTGTCTATGGCGTGGTCGCGGTGATCCTGGCGCAGGGCGCGACCTCGTTGCTGAATTTCACACCGTGAAAAGGGGAAACCAGATGGATCAAACGGAAATGGGGCTGGAGCGCAAGTTCTGCGCGGTCGACAGCGCCCTGGTGGTGCAGGACGGCTGCGTGGTTGAAGGCTATGCCAGCCTGTTTGGCAAGACCGATCAGGGTGGCGACGTGGTGCAGCCCGGCGCCTATGGCCAGTCGTTGAAGGCGCTGAAGGCAGCGGGGCGGCGGGTCAAGATGCTTTGGCAGCACGATCCGGCGCAGCCCATCGGGATTTGGGACGAGGTGCGTGAGGACGAGCGCGGCCTGTATGTCAAAGGCCGCCTGTTGGCCGATGTAGCGCGGGGGCGTGAGGCTGCGGCGCTGATCGAAGCGGGCGCGATTGACGGGCTGTCGATCGGGTACCGTACCAAGAAGGCCCAAAAGGATACAGGCGGTCGGCGCCTGTTGTCGGAGCTGGAGCTTTGGGAGGTGTCCTTGGTGACCTTCCCGATGCTTCCCGACGCGCGTGTTGGGGCCAAGTCGGGGGATGCCCCCGAGGCGGCTTTGATGCGGGAGATGGCGGATCTGTTCGAGCAGGCCCGTCAAACACTGTCCGGCGCGGATGCCGGCTGAACCAAGACGGGAAAACCGATGACCAAGACTGAAACTAAATCTGCGGACGCCTCTGCGCCCGCCGAACAGATGCGTACTGCCCTTTCAGGTTTTCTGAACGAATTCAAGGAATTCAAGGGCAATGTTGAAACAAAGCTTCACAAACAGGAAGAGCGTATGACCATGCTTGATCGCAAATCACTTATCGCCGGCCGTCCGGCCCTTTCGACCGCTGCCGAGGTCGACGCACCGCACCAGAAAGCTTTCGCAGCTTACCTGCGTTCGGGCGACGATGACGCGCTGCGCGGCCTGCAAATGGAAGAAAAGGCCCTGTCGACTGCCGTGTCCGCCGAGGGTGGTTATCTGGTCGATCCGCAGACGTCGGAGACCATTAAGGGTGTGCTTCAGTCGACCGCGTCGATCCGTGCAATTGCGCAGGTCGTCAGCGTCGAGGCGACTTCATATGACGTGCTGGTTGACCACACCGAATTTGGCTCGGGCTGGGCGTCGGAAACCAGCACCATGACCGAAACCGACACGCCACAGATTGATCGCGTCACCATCCCGCTGCACGAGCTGAGCGCGATGCCCAAGGCCAGCCAGCGTCTGCTGGATGACAGCGCCTTTGACATTGAAGGTTGGCTGGCAGCGCGTATTGCGGATCGTTTTGCCCGCGCCGAGGCTGCGGCCTTTATCAATGGCGATGGTCTGGACAAGCCGACTGGTATTCTGACCCACACCCAGGTGCCTGAGAACAGCTGGACCTGGGGTGCTCTGGGCTACATCGCCACCGGCACCGACGGGGACTTTGATGCCACGTCGCCATCGGATGCGATTCTTGATCTGGTCTACTCGCTGGGGGCTGAATACCGCGCCGGCGCGACCTTTGTGATGAACTCGAAAACGGCTGGTGTCGTGCGCAAGATGAAGGATGCCGATGGCCGCTTCCTGTGGACCGATGGTCTGGCGGCTGGTGAGCCGGCCCGTCTTCTGGGCTTCCCGGTGCTGATCGCGGAAGACATGCCTGACATTGCGTCGGATGCCTCAGCGATTGCTTTTGGTGACTTCAGCGCCGGGTACACCGTGGCCGAGCGCCCCGACCTGCGCGTGCTGCGTGATCCGTTCTCGGCCAAGCCGCATGTCCTGTTCTATGCCACCAAGCGAGTGGGCGGTGACGTAAGCGACTTTGCCGCGATCAAGCTGCTGAAATTCGCGATCTCGTAAGGCGCGAGATTGCGATGGGCGCCCCTGATGGGGCGCCTGATGGCGCGCGCCGGGGTTCCTTCCCTGTCGTTGTCTAGCTGTTCCCTCCGTCCGAGCAACGTGGGGCGCGCGCCGTTTTGTCTGGCGGAGCAACCGGAGAATACCACATGATGTTGACCGAACTGACGAGCGTGTCGTCCGGGGCGCTGCCGGTTGGCGCGTTTCGCGAGCATTTGCGGCTGGGCACCGGCTTTGCCGATGACGGGGCCGAAGATCCGTTGCTGGAGAGTTTGCTACGGGCCGCCATTGCGGCTGTGGAGGGACGCACGGGCAAAGTATTGCTGACGCGCTCTTTTCTGTGGACGCTGACGGCGTGGCGCGACGGAGACAGCCAGCCTTTGCCAGTTGCGCCCGTAAGCGCGCTGAATGCTGTGGCGATCGTGGATCGGGAAGAAAACAGTGAGGTGATTTCTGCCGATCTGTATTTCCTGACCCAAGACACACACCGTCCGCATCTTACCAGTGCGGGCAGTTGCCTGCCGGGGATCGCTTTAGGCGGGCGGGCTGAAATCACGTTTGATGCGGGATTTGGTGCAACCTGGGATGCTGTGCCCGAAGATCTGGCACAGGCAGTGTTCTTGTTGGCCGGGCATTACTACGAGCATCGCTCTGAGGCTTCAGCAGGCGCTTCGGCTATGCCCTTTGGCGTGTCTGCGCTGTTGGAACGTTGGCGCACGGTGCGCATTCTGGGCGGAGCCGCGACATGAGCGCGGTCCCGAGGCTGACCCGACGGCTGGTTCTGGAAGAAGCCCAGAACGTGGCCGATGGCGCGGGCGGCTATGACACCAGTTGGGTGGCGCTTGGCACGCTTTATGCGCAGGTAAAACCGGGGTCAGGGCGTGAAACCACGGGCGAGACGGTTCCGTTATCGCGCGTGCCCTATCGCATCACCGTGCGTGGCGCACCCGTGGGGGCAAGCTACCGCCCGCAGGCGGGGCAACGGTTTCGCGAGGGCTCTCGATTGTTCGAAATATTGGCGGTGACCGAGCAGGATGCGCGCGGCCAGTACCTGACCTGTTTCGCACAAGAGGAGGGCGCGGCATGAGCTATGGCGCAACAGCGGCGCTGCAGGCGGCGGTCTATCAGAAACTGGTGGCGGATGCGCCTTTGGGCGCGCTGGTGGGCAGTGCGATCTATGACGCGGTGCCCAGCGGGAGCTTGCCCGAGACCTATGTGACCCTAGGCGCCGAAGACGTTCGGGACCGGTCCGACAAAACCGGAGGCGGCGCGCTGCATGTTTTCACTGTCTCAGTGATTTCCACGGCGGCGGGCTATGAGGATGCCAAACTTGCAGCGGCGGCGATTTCGGATGCGTTGGTTGATGCTGACCTGTCGCTTAGCCGGGGTGAATTGGTGTTTTTACGGTTCGCCCGTGCCCGTGCCCGACAAGTGCAAAGCGGCGATACACGCCGCATTGATCTGACCTTCCGCGCCCGCGTGGATGACACTTAAACCCCGATACGGAGACCAATGACATGGCGGCCCAAAACGGCAAGGACCTTCTTATTAAATGCGACATGACCGGCGGCGGTCAGTTCGAAACCATCGCGGGGCTACGGGCCACGCGGATCAGCTTTAATGCGGAACAGGTGGATGTCACCAGTCTGGAATCCACGGGCGGTTGGCGCGAGCTTTTGGGCGGGGCCGGGGTGAAATCGGCCTCGATTTCCGGCTCGGGCGTGTTCAAGGATGACAGCACCGATGAACGTGCGCGTCAGATTTTCTTTGATGGCGAGACCCCGAACTTTCAGGTGATTATCCCGGATTTCGGCACTGTTGAGGGCGCGTTTCAGGTGACGTCTTTGGAATACTCCGGCAGCCACAATGGCGAGGCGACATATGAGCTGAGCCTGGCTTCGGCCGGTGTGCTGAGCTTTACCGCGCTTTGATGGGCAACCCCTATGCCGGTGAGGTGGCTTTGGAACTGAACGGTCAGCGCCAAGTGCTGAAGCTCACGCTGGGCGCTCTGGCCGAGCTGGAGGCATCGTTGCAGGCGGAAACGCTGGTGGCGCTGATTGAGCGGTTCGAGAGCGGCGCCTATGCAACGCGCGATGTGGCGGCGTTGGTGTTGGCCGGATTGCGTGGGGGGGGCTGGAACGGCACTGCGCAAGATCTGGCCGAAGCTGACATCACGGGTGGCCCGCTTGAGGCCGCGCGTGCAGCGGCGGCCTTACTGGCGCTGGCTTTCACCGTGCCGGGCGCTGCGCAGTCATGAGCGATCGGTTTGATTGGCCCGGATTGATGCGCGCCGGAATGGTGGGGTTGCAATTGCACCCCACACAGTTCTGGGAACTGACACCGGCAGAATTGCTGATGATGCTGGGCCACAGCGCTGGCCCGGCCCCGATGGGGCGCGCACGGCTGGACGAACTGGCGCGCGCCTTTCCCGACACTCCCAATGAGGTCTGAGATATGACGGATATCGAAAGTTTTGATGCGCAGGTCGAGGCGTTGGAGCAAACGCTGGAGGGGGCGAGCGAAGTGGCCTCGGCGTTTGATGCTGAAGTGGTGCGAATGCGCGAGAGTGTCACCCTGACCTCGCGCGAGGTCAGTTCGTTGTCGCGGAGTATAGGATCTGGCCTGCGGGGCGCTTTTGAGGGGTTGGTGTTTGACGGCATGAAGCTGTCAGATGCGCTGTTGGACATTTCGCAGTCGATTTCGCAGGCAGCCTATAACGTAGCGATCACCCCAATCCAGAATGAACTGGGGGGACTGGTGGCCTCGGGCGTAGAGAGCATCGTTGGGGCTTTGGTCCCCTTTGCCAAAGGCGGCAGTTTTACCCAAGGCCGCGTGATGCCTTTTGCCACCGGGGGGGTCGTATCGAGCCCGACGTATTTCCCGATGCGTGGCGGCACGGGGCTGATGGGGGAAGCCGGACCCGAGGCGATCATGCCGCTGACACGCGGTTCGGATGGTCGGCTGGGGGTGCGCGCCCAGGGCGGCGGTGGACCGGTCAATGTTGTGATGAATATCTCGACCCCGGATGTGCAGGGGTTCCAGCGCAGTCAAAGCCAGATCGCTGCGGCCATGGGGCGTGCCATGAGCCGCGGCCAGCGCAATAGTTAAGGAGGGAGCCTGATGTCATTTCATGAAATCCGCTTTCCCGCGAACCTGAGTTTCGGGTCGTCGGGCGGGCCAGAAAGGCGCACGGAAATCGTGACCCTGGCCAACGGTTTTGAAGAGCGCAACACCCCGTGGGAACACGCGCGTCGACGCTATGACGCAGGTGTGGGGCTGCGCTCTTTGGACGATATCGAAGCATTGATCGCGTTTTTTGAGGCGCGGCGCGGACAGCTGTATGGCTTTCGCTGGAAGGATTGGGCGGATTACAAATCCTGCTTGCCAAACTCGGATGTTGGCCCCGACGATCAGGAAATCGGTCGTGGTGACGGGAAAACGACTGAGTTTCAACTGAGCAAGACCTATGCTTCGGGCGAGCACACCTATACGCGTCCTATCACAAAACCGGTCGCGGCGACCGTCAAGGTATCAGTGGACGGGCTGACGCAGGTGGAAACGCTTGATTTTTCGGTGAATACCGAAACCGGCGTAATCACCCTGACAGAGGCGCCCGATGTTGGTGTTCAGGTTTCAGCTGGGTTTGAGTTTGATGTGCCGGTGCGCTTTGACACCGATAGCATCCAGACTTCGGTATCCAGTTTTCGTGCGGGTGATGTGCCGCGTGTCCCGATTGTGGAGGTGCGAGTCTGATGGCGATTCCTTCCACATTGCAGGCCCACTTGGGCTCGGGGGCGACAACAGTTTGTCGTTGCTGGGCAGTGGCGCGGCGCGACGGGCAGGTGCTGGGGTTTACCGATCATGACAGCGATATCGGCTTTGAAGGGATTGCTTTTAAAGCGAATTCCGGCATGACCGCGCGGGCGCTGAGTCAGACCTCGGGCTTATCGGTGGACAATACCGAAGCCTTGGGCGCGTTAAGCGATGCCTCGGTGACAGAGGCCGACATACTGGCGGGCCGGTTTGACGGCGCCGTTGTGCGGTCTTGGCTGGTCAACTGGCAGTCGCCCGAGGACCGGGCGTTGCAGTTTAGCGGGACCTTTGGCGAGGTTGCCCGATCTGGCGGTGCATTCGAAGCCGAGCTGCGTGGTCTGACCGAAGCGCTGAACCAGCCTCAGGGCGCGATTTACCAGCGACCCTGTACGGCTATTCTTGGTGATAATAAGTGCAAGTTTGACCTGAATACAGATGGTTACGTTGCGAACTTGAGTGTTGAAACCGTGATAGAAGCGCGGTTGTTCACCTTTGACGGACAAGATGAGTTTGAACCACGTTGGTTTGAGGCCGGTGTGTTGGAAGTGCGAAGCGGACCGGCAAAGGGTTTGACCGGTGTCATCAAGAATGACCGCTACGCAGACGGCGTGCGCCGGGTGGAGTTGTGGGAGAGTCTGCGCGCGGTTGTCAACGTTGGGGATCAGCTAAAGCTGACCGCTGGTTGTGACAAGCGGGCCGAAACGTGTCGGGTTAAATTTAGCAACTTCAATAACTTTCGTGGCTTTCCTCATATTCCAGGTGAAGATTGGCTGATTTCCTATCCGGTTAAGGATGGGCCAAACGATGGTGGTTCCCTGAATGGGTGATGCCGGTCTGCGCGCGGTGCAGGAAGCGCGGCGATGGATCGGGACGCCCTATAGGCATCAGGCTTCGGTTCTTGGAGCGGGTGCGGATTGTCTGGGCCTGCTGCGCGGGGTTTGGCGGGCGCTCTATGGCGCGGAGCCCTGGGTGGTGCCGATCTATAGCAAGGACTGGTCGGAAGCGGCGCGCAAGGAACTGCTTTGGAACGCTGCTCAACAATGGCTGAAGTCAAAACCCTTGGCGCAGGCGGCGCCGGGAGATGTGGTTTTGATGCGAATGAAATCAGGCGGGGTCGCGAAACATTTGGGGGTGCAGGCGGATTGCGGCGCCACCCCGAGTTTCGTCCATGCCTATTGGGGGCACGGCGTGGTGGAAAGTCCACTGAGCCTGCCATGGGCGCGACGGATAGTAGCGCGCTTCGAATTTCCCTGACGGAGGATCAAAATGGCGACGATTGTTCTATCGGCCGTAGGGGCCGCGGTTGGCTCGGCTGTGGGTGGCTCGGTGCTGGGCCTGTCCAGTGTGGTCATTGGCCGCGCGATCGGGGCCACGTTGGGTCAGGTGATTGACCAGCAAATTCTGGGCGCCGGATCCGGGACCATTGAGACCGGGCAGGTGGACCGGTTCCGTTTGACCGGTGCCAGCGAAGGCGCGGCGGTTAACCATCTTTATGGACGCAACCGAATGGCGGGGCAGGTGATCTGGTCATCGCGGTTCCTGGAGACAGAAGACAAGAGCGGTGGTGGCAAGACCTCGGGGCCAGAGGTGATCACCTTTAGCTATTCAGTCAGCCTTGCCGTGGCGATTTGTGAAGGTGAGATCACGCGATTGGGCCGCGTTTGGGCGGATGGGATTGAGGTGGCAAAGGATGACCTGAACCTGCGCTTGTACACCGGAACCGAAGATCAGCTGCCGGACCCAAAGATGGAGGCTCTGGAAGGCGAAGGTGAAGTTCCTGCCTATCGTGGCATTGCCTATGTGGTGATTGAGGACCTCGAACTGACCGATTTTGGCAACCGGGTGCCGCAATTTACATTTGAGGTGATCCGCGAGGTTCGCGGCGCGGATGCCGATAGCCAAAGCCTGCAGGAAATGGTCGAGGGCGTGGCGCTGATTCCGGGTACCGGCGAATATGCGTTGGCGATGACTCCGGTGCATTACAGTCAGGATTTGGGCAATAGTCAGGCTGCGAATGTGAACTCGCCCTCTGCCAAAAGCGATTTTGCGACGTCGCTTGAAGTTTTGAACGATGAACTGCCCAATTGTGGATCGACGCTGCTTGTGGCGTCGTGGTTTGGCGATGACCTGCGTTGCGGCGACTGTGAAATCCGCCCGAAAGTTGAGCAAAAGGATTTCGAGGGAAACCCGATCGCCTGGAACGTGTCGGATACGACACGGGCACTGGCTTTGCAGGTCCCCGAGCAGGATGAAAAGGCGGTTTATGGGGGCACGCCGTCGGATCATTCGGTGATCGAGGCAATCGCGGCGACGCGCGGCGCAGGGAAAGCGGTGACCTTTTATCCGTTCATCTTGATGGATCAGGTGGAGGGGAACCTGAAGGTTGATCCCTGGACCGGCGAAGTTGGTCAGCCAGAGTTGCCATGGCGGGGGCGTATTACCTCGCGCCGGGCGCCGGGCATCACCGGCAGCACTGATGGGACAGCACTTGCCGAAGATGAGGTTGCGGCGTTCTTTGGGCAGGCTGGGCCGGGGGACTTTACGCCCTCTATTGATCCGGACTTTCAGGATCTGCCTGCTGGGGATCCTTGGAATGCTGGCTGGATTGGCGGGAACTCTAAGATACTCTACTCGGGACCTGCCGAATGGTCCTATCGCCGGTTCATCCTGCATTACGCGCACCTGTGTGCCGCCATGGGCGGGGTGGATGCGTTTTGCATCGGCTCGGAAATGCGTGGGCTGACGCAAATTCGCGGGGCAGGGAACTCTTTCCCGGCTGTGGATGCACTTAAGGCGCTGGCAAGCGATGTGCGCTCTATCCTGGGGCCCCAGGTCAAGATTGGGTATGCGGCGGACTGGTCGGAGTATTTTGGGTATCATCCGCAAGATGGATCGGGAGATGTGTTCTTTCATCTGGACGCCCTGTGGGCTGACCCCAACATCGACTTCATCGGGATCGACAATTACATGCCCATTGCCGACTGGCGCGAGGGGGACGATCACGCTGACGCAGAATGGGGCGAGATCTACGCCTTGGACTATCTGCGCAGCAACATCGAGGGTGGCGAGGGATATGATTGGTATTACCCCAACGAAGCCGCCGACAAGGCGCAGCGACGCGAAGCGATCACGGATGGCGCGCATGATGAACCTTGGGTTTTTCGCTATAAGGATGTGCGCAACTGGTGGCTAAACCGCCATCATGAACGTGTGGGCGGTGTTCGAAAGATTTTGCCCACAGATTGGGTCCCGCAGTCCAAACCCATTTGGTTTACCGAGTATGGCTGTGCTGCGATCGACAAAGGTGCCAACCAACCCAACAAGTTCCTTGATCCGAAATCTTCAGAATCCTCTTTGCCCAAATACTCGACCGGGCTGCGGGATGATTTCATGCAGCAGCAATACATTCGGGCGATGGTAACCTATTGGCAGGATGCGGAAAATAACCCCAACTCTGAGGTTTATGGCGGAGCCATGATTGACATGTCGATGTCAAATGTCTGGGCGTGGGACACGCGGCCATACCCGTTCTTTCCGGCCAATACCGAGCTTTGGAGCGATGGAGAGAATTACTATCGCGGTCACTGGCTTAACGGGCGGGCTTCGGCGCAGATGCTGGCGTCGGTGGTGCGTGAAATCTGTGCGCGCTCGGGTGTGGAAGAGGTTGATGTGACCGAGCTATACGGCGCGGTGCGGGGATACTCAGTGACGGATGTGCAGGGCGCACGATCCAGCTTGCAGCCCTTAATGCTGGCTTATGGGTTTGACGCCGTTGAGCGTGAAGGTGGCCTGATTTTCCGAAACCGAACGGGGCGCGAGGATGCGCAGATTGATACCGCTGGCCTGGCGATCACGGATCAGACCAACGGCGACTTGCAGACGATCCGCACGCCCGAAGCCGAAACTGCGGGGCGGGTAAGGCTGAATTTCGTCGAATCCGAGGGCGACTATGAGATCCGATCAGCAGAGGCGATCTTTCCTGACGAGGTGTCCGGTTCAGTTGCGACCTCAGAGCTGCCATTGGTTCTAAGTGCGACCGAGGGCAAGGCCATCACCGAACGCTGGTTGTCTGAGGCCCGGGTGGGACGAGACCGTACGGTGTTTGCTTTGCCGATGTCGCAGGTTGATCTGGGCGCAGGCGATGTTGTGAACCTTGAGAGCGGTGGGGTGGAGGCGCTCTATCGCATTGACCGGGTAGAGCAGTCCGACACACGGCTGATCGAAGCCGTCCGGGTGGAGCCGTCGATCTATACCCCGTCCGATGCGGTTGAAGAGCCGGTGACGCTGTCGCCATTCGTGGCGCCTTTGCCAGTGTTCCCTTTGTTCATGGATCTGCCGTTGCTGACGGGCGAAGAGGTTGAGCATGCACCGCATCTGGCGGTGACCGCGACGCCATGGCCCGGATCCGTCGCGGTGTTCAGCGGTGTGACCGACGATGCTTATACGCTGAACGGTGTGGTGACACAGCGTGCAACGATGGGGGTGACCGAAACCGACCTTTTCCGTGCCATTCCGTCAGAATGGGATCGCGGCCCGGCGGTGCGGGTGCGGTTATCGAGCGGATTTTTGCTGTCGGCCACGCAGGATGGAGTTCTGAACGGCGCCAATGCCATGGCCATCGGCGATGGGACGTCCGGCAACTGGGAGGTGTTCCAGTTTTCCGAGGCCACGTTGGTTGCTGAAAACACCTATGACATTCGTTTGCGGTTGCGTGGGCAGGCTGGAACAGAGGGGATTATGCCAGACGTCTGGCCGGCAGGCAGCTATGTCGTTGCGCTGAACGGTGTTCCTTCGCAGATCGAGCTGGCTTTGTCTGAACGCGGGTTGGTGCGGAATTATCGCATTGGACCGGCTGGGCGTGCTCTGGATGATCCTTCCTATACCCATTTGGTGGAGGCCTTTGACGGTATTGGTTTGCGTCCCTACGCACCGACCCATTTGCGGGCTGATCCGCAGGCAAACGGCGATCTGGCGCTGAGTTGGGTCCGTCGCACGCGAATTGATGGGGATAGTTGGGTTTCCTACGAGGTGCCGCTGGGGGAGACGCTGGAACTCTATACTCTGAGGGTGATCAACGCGCTGGGCGCAATCGTGCGTGAGGTCAGTGTGACCAGCCCGTCGTGGTCTTACAGCGCCGCCGATCAGGTCTCGGATGCTGTTGGCACCCAGTTTAGCATCGAAGTCGCGCAAATCTCCGAGCGTTTCGGCGCTGGGCTTTACAAGAGGATCGAGATCAATGAGTGA